ATTGGCTGCATTGGAGCCGGTGGAGGTAATATTGCATCAATATTTTTTATACCAAGTGCTTCATACATCTGTCTGTATGCAAAATACAAATTGTGTATCTGTGGATTAGATGTTGCAAGTTGTAATTCTGTTTGTGCGATTGTAATTCTTTGTGACATTGAAAAAATATTTGGATCAGCAACAGGTAATATGTCTACTCTTTCATCAAAATCCATTTGTTTAATTTCTCTTTGACCTCCAACAACATCGTAAGGATAACTTGGTGGTAAATAAGTTTTAAATACTTTTGCAAGTAATTTAAATTCTGTTCTCATTGCAGAGTATAATCTTTTGTGTATCGCAGACATTACTCTTGAACCACGTTCTAACAATGCAACTGTAGTTCCAACTGCAGCTTGTTGATTACCATCACCCACTTGCATGTCGGCAATTGCTGCAAATCTTTGACCTGCACCAACTACAACACCCATTAATTGTAATAGTGTAGGTGAAGGTTCTTTGTATGGTAAAGGCATAAATGCATCTCTAAGATTACCACCTGGCGCATCTACATCTCTAAACTCACCTGGTTGTAATGGTGATGCCTCATCTCTAACTCTAATACCTCTTTGTTTAAATCCTGCTGGCAAGTTTGATAATGTACCTGCATCTAATAATTGACGGAGAGCAGCCGTTGCGGTTCTGCTCAATCCGCCAATCATGTGAATTAATCCAAAGCCATAAAACCCTAAACCCGGTAAGAATTTAAAGTGGACAAAATAATGGATTTTATTTCTCTTTGGATCAGTTGGTTCATAGTTACGTCTAATAGATAAAACTTGTTGACTAGCTTCTTCTACTGTAACTATGTAAGGTAATTTAATTCCTGTTGGATTTAACTCATCATCTTTGTCTTCAAATCCTTCTAAATCTAAATTTACATGACACTCTAACAAAGTATAAATGTCTTCTTGTTTTCCAGTTTTTTTAGTTCCAGAAAGTTCTCTTTCTTTTTTTGTTAATTCATCGTTTTGATTTACACCTGGAGGTCCAAGTTCTACATCAGAATAAAAACCACCCACTTGTTGTTTTCGTAAATCATTTTCAGAAATTTTTATAGTATGGATAATTGTTTCCGCATCGTCTAATGAGGTAGCCGTATACGGAACAATTAAATCCTCGGCAGGTATAAATTTACTTACCGCTCTTCCCAACAAATCATCATAATAAACTTTTTTAAATGTAGAACCTGCAAGTGGTAAATGAAATAACATTTGATCAAACTCTGGTTCGTATTCTTCCATCTTCTCCATCAATTCGTAATTCATGTAATCTTTTACACGTTGTGACTGTGCTTCTTTTGCTGGATCAGGTTTACCAACTATCTGTGTTCTAACTGGTCCCTCTGCTGGTAATAATTCTTTGTAAGCACCAGCTTGAAACTGTGTTACTGCTTCTGCAAGAACAGGGTGGGTTGCACCACTAGCTCCTTGAAACGGTTCTGTTCTGTTTTCATATTTAAATCCTAAAAGATCTAAACCTTGTATGTAAGCTTGTTCCCAATCTTTTCTTCCTGTTTTATATTCTTTGTAGTTGCCAACTAATTCTAAACCAATTGGTTTTAAAACTTCTTCTGGTAGTAATTCTGCTAAATTATCAAAGTGTCCTGGTTGACCTTCGATGTTTACTTTGCTTGGATCAAAGTTAACTTCAACGCTTCCGTCTTCATTTGGTGTGACCTCGACCCCAGGATCTTGGGCCTCTACGGCTTTCTCCTGTTCAATTTCTATTTCTTCTTGAGGATCAACCTCGATCGATGTTTTTACGTTGGGTAACGTTTTGTCTATATCTGCCATTTATTTTCTCCGGGTTTATTATCTTAACCTGTTTTAAGGGAACATTCAACCCTTGTGGGTTGGGCCCTCTTTTAGGTGGTATGGTTCTAGTTAGTCTTTTGTAAGTCATCTATTAATAGTTGTTTTATATTATCTGGAAAAGCATCAATGTTGTAGCCAGCATCTTCTAGTTCAGACATTTTTAATTTATTTGGTAAAAGTTCTATAATCTCTTCAATAGAATCTAAACCAGGTTCTATGTCTTTCATTTTACCCTCTTCATCAGGTTTAGCTGTCACCTCTTCATACTCGTCAGCCGTTCGATAATATTTACCATCTTTTCCTAAGACAGTCTCTCCTGGTTTATAAGTAATAAGCTCATCTGAAATAGTGCCCTCTATCACATCGTCACCTGTATTAAATCCACCTTCTGTTGTTCTTTGAATACTAATCTCTCCTGTTGCCATATTTTCTTTCATAACAAAATTTTCAAATTGCATATTGTTTTCAACTCTTGCATCAAACTCAGGTTCAAGTCGTTGACCACTTCTTTTAATTTTTTCTACTAATTGAAAAAAATATGGAGGGACTCCACCACTTGTTGCTTTTTCTGCAACCTTTTCTGCAACTTTTGCAGTTCGTGCTATTTCATCTCCAAAACCTAACATCTTTGCTAAAATAACCGTGGCACCTGCACCCGTTACTTGTAAAAATTCTCTTCTGTCCATACCTTGTTTGTCTAAAACTTGATCAATCTCTTTTACTAAAAGTTTTTGAGTTACATCATTAACCGGTAAATTATTTTTCTTTGCATATGCTCTTAACAATTTAAGACCAGGAAAGATTGGAGCAGCCACCTCTGTACCAAGACCAAGAGTGTCTGCAAAAACTTTTGGACCAACAGTTGAACCTGTATCTTTTAATCTCTGTTCTTCTTTTTTAATTAATGTATCAAGACCAACTTTTTTCTCTAATGTTGTCGGTGTTATGTTTTCTAAAAACTCGGAGAATATTCCTGTGCCTTTGATATTAGATGGTGGTGGAGGATCTAAGTAATCTCGCACATAATTATCTTCAGTGCTTTTAACTTTAAATGCAGGTTTTTGAATTAAATCACTTATAAGTTTTCCTGTTGCAGGTAATAGTCTTGCACCAAACTCACCAATACGAATACCGGCTCTAGCTAACACATCTGCATAGTATGGATAGTTTCTAGGATTAATAATATCATTTAATACTTTTATTGGATTGTTTGTTTCTTTATAAGTTTGCATCGCTGGTAATTCTGCATCTGGATTTGTAAAAAAATATTCTAGCTCTGTTGCAAAGTCCACATCGGCTCCTGCTGCACCACCGTTACCAAAGTTAGATCTTGGTAGTGGAGTAATCTCAACACCGCCACCTCTATTAAGTTTTGCACGGCCACCTTTTGCTGCTTGAAAAGGATCTATATTAGGTTGATCACCCGCTTCCATATTAGAAAATTTTTCTTTTAACTGATCATACAAAGGATCATCTTGATCTAAACCTGTTATGTCTTCTAAAACATTTTTAAATTTTTCTTTACGTTGTCCAGCTCTTTCCATCATGCTTTCTGGATCTTGCATGTCTTGTGCAATGGCTAAAGGTATATTTACAGTTTTACCAATAAGTGGATCTTTTAATAAATAAGATCCTGCACTAGCTGCAGACTCTAATAGTGGCATACCTGAGCCATAACTTAATATAAAATCTAATGGAGTTAAGGCTATTGCACCACCAGGAATCCTGCTAGTAAACATTCTGGATGTATCTAATTTATTTTTTAAAGATGTAAAAAGATTTTTTATAGGTGTACTGTCTTTAGCACCAAAACCTTTATCACCAGCATCTCTAGCAACACTCGTTTCTTCAATTATTTTTCTAAAATCTGCTAGTTCTTCTTTGCTAAGATTTGCAACTTTTTTATCTAATATTGTTTTATCTATATTAGCCAATGTCCATTTTTTATAATCTCCACCAATCGTTCCAACCTGATTAACATTTAATAATCTTCCTACATCATCAAGAACAAAATCAATTTTTTTCCAGTTTAATAATCCTTCATGACTAGGATATTTTTTATAATGATTTTTAATTACCTCTTCAGCTTTATTGTTTATATCAGCTAACTGTTTATCTAAATCTTTTATATTTACCGTTTGATCAATTTTAACTTTATCTAAAATTTTTCCTCTTTCTAAAACTAATTTTTTCATCTGCTTATTTGCATACGCTATCTTACCATTTATAGACTTTGGAATTACAGTGAACTCTCCAGCTTTAGCGCCTATTTGATCTCCCAAAGGAAACATATGGTGAGCTGGATTATCAACGGTACCACTAATTCTTTTACCACCTTGTGATATTTTTTCTAATTTATCTCTTTCAACTTTTTTAGCTTCTTTTTGTTCTGTGGTTAATTCTTGAAAATCTACATCTAAAAATTTTTTATAGTCATTAACAATTGTTCTAGTGGACTCTGGTTTATACCCTGCAGGTTTTAAAAACTTTTCATATATCTGTTGATTATTTAATACGCCTGCTGCCTCAGCTGCAGCCGATGTTCTAGGAAAAGAATATCTTTTAGTCAGTTCAGCCTCAAACTCATTCTGTATATTTTTGTCTGCAAAAATAATTTTCTTTTTAAAAGTTTCTGCAGGTTTATTATTTTTTATAAGTTTATTTCTTATATCTTCTTCAGTAATTTCTTTTGTGCCTGTCCCTGTTATGGTTTTATCTCTATCAATTCTACCAAATTTTCTTGCTTCGGACTCAGTTGGCATACGGTTATTTTGTTTTACAAAATTTTCATACTTATCAAGTCTTCTTTTTAGATTATTTAAATTATCTCCTTCTAATTCAGAAAAATTTTTTCCATGTTTATCTTGTGCAATTTTATCAAGTGTTTCTTTTCCAAATTTATTAATATAAAAATCAATAGATTCTGTTTTTCTATTTATATTAGCTTTTTGTAATTTTTTATTTAAATCCTCAATATCAATAAAAGGATTATCACTACCATTATCAAAATTAATCCTACCACCCTCTGCTCTGTTGTCTCGTATAAATCTATTAATCGCTTCTCTATCTAGAACCTCTTGTTTTGGCGGTGGCTGTGGTGCTTCGCTTGCTCTAAACACACCTGGTATGTCTAGAAGTTTCTGAAACTCATCATCGTTCAACGCAAGTTTATTACCAAGACTTTTGTCTTCGTCATCAATCAACGTGTTGTTTATCGGATCAAATACGTAAGCCAACTATGCCTCCTTGTGCGTTTGGTTCTTTGTCTGTAACATCAAAATCAGAAAGTTCAATTCGTTCTCTAAAATCTTTATCAATATATTTTTGTAATACTTCTTTTTGTTCTTCTGGAGAAAGTTTAAGTATATTTTCTATTTCT